TAGTTAAACGGCTCTTCAACATCCTCAATGATGCCACTTGAACTATTAAAGGGTGCATACACTGGAGCTGGTTCAGCTATTGGTTGAGCAGTGGGTTGGGTTGGCTTAAAGTAATCCTCAAACTGCTGAGCAAAATAATTAACTTCAGGCGCAGCGGGTTCTTGGGACGCAAGTAATGCTGCAACAGGATCTATCTGGGGCGCAGCGGGTTGCGGTGTTGCTTGAACAAAAGGTTGTGGGGGGCGGATGATATTTGTTAAAAATTCTTCCTGAGAAGGACCATCCATCCCGAAGCCACCGTCTTCAAAGTCGTATCTAATTAAACCAAGGTCGCGATCAAATCTTGCCATGTTTTTTCCTTAAGGCAGGGCCGACACAAACGACATAGTTGCCACTACCGACTGCGTAGACGGCTTAGTAGGCGTACCGGAAGCGGCAAGATGTTGGATGGTTACGGCAACATTAGGCACAGACCAATAGATTTCTATGTACTGACCCGCCGTCATACTTAGAAAATAGTTCCAGCCAACAATTGCGTGTCCATCCGTTCCTGCGTGTCTGTTTGGAATAGATACAAAGCCAGTTGACCCCGGTATATCTACCCCGCTTTGTTTTAACCAGATGTAAACATCTTGAAAGGCAGTGTCTGTGTTTTGAAACTGGGCACTAAACTGTAGGTTGTAAATACCAGCAGTTGCTACAGTAATTTTAGAACTGCTGATGCTGACACCGTTGGCAAAATCGGTGGTATTCAGTGTCATCAACGTAGCTGTATTGGCTACTGCTGTCTGATCCTGATCGCTGGAAAACGCGCCATACGGAACCGACAAAGTTTGAAGCTGGTTAAGTATGCTTTCTAACCGGTTAAAGTACAGACGCAAAATGTTATTGAGTTGGTTCTGGTACTGCTCGTTATATACCGGCGTAGCAAACGGCAATGCAGGGGGCTGCACCCTTTGGAGTTCGTACTCTGATGTAACAATCAAGCTCATGAGTTACCTCTGCGGCCATCTTGTTTGATGTCAATGCGGGGGCTACCCAGCTGCCATGCACAACCTAATTGATTGGACTCGATCTTCATAATCATCTGACGGCCACGCACCCTGACGTATACCTGACCCGTAAACTCTTCAATCGGCACAGTGGCTGTTCTTACAATCGTAGCGTCCGAATTACCGCCTAAAGAGATTGGGCTGTTGTAGCCTGAACCAGAGTTCTGCATAGGGATCAACGTCATGGTCACTTGCGGGGAGGCAGTATCCGACCCACGGAACGTGATGTCAGGCACGATACGCCAGACAAACCCAAAGTGGTCGCCGTCATCAATGTCAAACTCAGTAGTCTCAATCACTGCATTAATTGGCAGGGTTGTACCTGTCTCATTGTCATCATTGCCCTGCTCATGGAACACAATGTTGTAGCTGTAGGTAGCCGCCATTGGATGCTGGCGCAACGCAGAGTCAAGCCACGCTGTACGGGCCATTGTTCCATACGCCCACACATCTTCTGCGTAGTTATAGGTAACGTATTTATCAATCGTAAACGAGTTGGCCGAGCAGTAGAAGAACCAGACTTCGTTAAAGCCTTCGTTGGTAGACGCAAAGATCTGAGCGGCCTGCTCTAAGTTAATGTCTTGGAAGATGTACTGACGCAAGTCACAACGCAACGTCTGTGTACGGCCATCGTATTTGTAGAACTTATCAATACCCATCCAGTAAGTCACACCAGACGCAATGGCGCACGCATTTGGACCAGCAATAGACAAGTTATCAGCCAATAACTGAGCGCCCCATACAGCTGGTGGGCCTTGGTACTGCATGGAATACAAAGCAGAATCTGTCCAAACCAATATCTCTTGGCGGGACTGTAAGGCCGTTACAATTTTAGACCCTCTAGACAGCTGTAAGCTACCAGCCTGATTGGTCGCAGCGGGAAACCATTCAAGGTAATCTTCTTGGTCAGACCAACGAATGAGCGTTGGGTTCTGGTCAGCCGAGCCGTAATCGTTACAGCCAAACGCAAACGTAAACCTAGATGAATCAGAAATCAGAATTAAGTTCTGAACTGTAGGAACAGAGCTAGCCCCTACCAAACTAGAAATCAAAACACCCCGTGTTGTCAATGACGTATTGGCTTTCCAGATGTATATTTGGCCTCCGTTAGGACCAAAGATTAAATCTTCACCAAAGTTAGCCTGACTCCAGATACGCATCTGGTTGGTTGATGCCGAACCAATACCCCACGTACCAGACCCCCATGCACCCGCGCCCCAGCCAACTAAAGGAATGGCAAACGCTGTACCAACGTTAACTTGGTATGCCGCTACGACAGCTGCCCCACCGCCCGTAGTTGTTGCGTTAGCCGCAGATGCCGCTGTAATTTCATATGTTGTTGTAGACGTACCAATAGTAGAGAGTTGATATTCCCCATTAAGGGTTAGTCCGGCAACAGCTGTAGCACCGCTAAAGGTTACAAAGTCACCATTGATATAACCGCCCGTAGCATCCGTTACAACTACTGTGGTTGAGCCTGATGTGGTAGCAAATGGGTTGTTAACAAGCGTTGCTGGGGTTTTGCGCAAGGGGGTGATGTCGTTGTACGCACCGCCAGACTCAATGTAGTACTTTAAATTTGTACCTACGCTCAGTAAGTTCTGCCCGCCCAGAGTTACCCAGTTCCACAAAGACCGGCAAACACCTTGGAATATCGTAGAAGAAATGCGTTGCCAGCCACCAATTTTCTCGGGTGTGCCTTGGCGAAACCTTATCTTGTCCGAAACATAGTAGCCATTCTCCGATGTGTATCGAGTGTTTTCTCTGTTTACACCGGCTTTCTGCTGAAGTTTCTTTAATGGCATGGGCAGTCCTAGGATAAAAACACGGCCCGCTCGTCAATACGGCGATTCTGTAGCCCTTTGAGAATTTTACCCCCCGCCATGCAATATTTCAACAACTCTTCTGCTGCACCGTCCATATCACCACGCAGTACCTTTTGACGCAGAGTAGAACGCTGGAGAGTGCCCAGTCCTACATTGAAAGCAAAAGATACCAATGCGTCAAACTGTCCTTGAGTAAGAGGCACAGGACAATAAGTAGCCACGCCTTTCTCAAACCGAGCAAGGTCTGCCCTAAGTATTGCATCGACTTCCTCCATTGAATGTTTACGCATGGCCTCTGGCGGTGGCACAAAGGCATCGCGCTGGTCTATCTTGAGCTTGCCTTGCTCTGGAAACATTACGTGCCCAACTCCCACAGTCCAGAGCTTGGCTGGGCATTTGTAGGGATTCTGCCTCACGCCCTCGTGATGGCGAATCATGTGGAGGCACTTGGCTGATATTTTCATTTGCCAAACGCCCGGCCACCAAAGTGGAAAGCAATGATGGAAGCAAACAACGCTTGGGTGTCAGAGTCCCACAGCATCTCTGCTAACTCTGTGAATGGCACATCACGGCTCCAGCCGTAGGCGAACAGACCAATGTCAATAAACAGTAGCAGGAAGAAGAAGCCGTATGTGATAACGGGACGAACAGAGGCTCGGAGGTTCTTCATCCATGTAGAAGTACCCTCGTTTAAACTTGTATCATGAGCGTAGATTGCCTGCATTTCAGCCTGCTGAGCGCCGATCAAAACCTGTGTCGTATTGGCTGCGCTTTCGGTTGCCAATTGTTCTGACTTGATGTGCTCAATCCGCTCTTGGGCTTCAAAGCCTGCTTTACGCAGTTCCAGCTCACGGGTAATCTGCATCTGGGCAAGGTTTAGCTCGTGTTTTTTGTCTGCACGGTCTTGAAAGAATTCCAGAATCTTGGGCAAACCACCCATCAGGAATGAGATTAGGGTTGATAGTAGTGTCAGCATAGCGATCCTTTACTGTTTGCTTTTACTCAACATATTACTTGCAATTTGCAACATACTTATAGCCTTGGTGATGTCTTTGGGTTCTTTATCCCAGCCCACCGTGATCTGCCCAACAAACCTGCCCTGCTCTGGAGGCACACTGACACGGCATCCAAAGGTAACGCCCTTCTCAATGTACCAAAGTCCAATCTCACTCTGAGCCACTGTGTATTCACTACAAGGAATCTCGTTAGCCATCAGTGCAATCACATCACGGTTATTGGACGCGCTCTGTGTAAACAGCCCTACATCCAGTCCATCGTGCGTTTTATCTCTGCCTTCTCGGGTGTACGCCCGAAACAGAACTCTTGTCCCAAACAGTGGATTAACCTTGAATATGGCTACCACCGTTGCGTCTGTGTTCTTAAACAGATGAGCCACAACATCCTCTGCCCGGTCTTCCGCAATCATTGGAAGCTTCTTGTTTTCTTTATAAGCCTCAAATAGAAACGACTGGTTCTGCCAAACAAAATACCCAGCAAACGCAAACACCGCCATGAGCAACAGAGCAAACAGTTTAAACGGGCTATCCACATAGGACAGCACCTTGCTCAATACGTCTGTTGGCTTTTCGTCACTCATAGACCAAACATTCCTAATACTTTTTTAGCAACATCGTCAGGCAAGAAGCGGAGCAGGCCAAGCACCCACCACGCAATACACAGCCTGACAAAGACTTTAAGGAAGAGGTCAAACTGTTTCTGGTACTCATTCACCGACCACACCCTGTCTTGGCACACAGTTCAGCCATCTCATTAAGCCCCCAGCCAATAGCACCTAAGAGCATCACGATCACAACAATCCCAACTGCCCATTCCATCTGCTCTTGCTCGGCTTCCTTGCGCTTCTTCTCTTCAGCCTTTAGCTCTGCCATCTCTCTGGCGTCATCTCTATCCATCTCAGCTTGCCGAGCCTTGGTTGCATTCCATACGTCTATGCGTCCCGCCTGCATGAACAGCATCTTTAGCTGTTCTTCAAACCGCTTGGCCTCATCCAAAGCCATCTCAATCTGTAGCGCCGCGCCAAGGTTAGATTTACCACCTGTACGCTTTGCTTGAAGCATTGCCTTGGTCGCGGTGCTCTTAGCGTCAAAAAGCCGCGCAATGGATGGAGCCAAGCCTGCTAGATCACTTGCGACCTTACTAGCCTTCTTGACTACGCTGATTGCGCTTTGTAGTCCTTCTAACGCTGTTATCGGGTCTATTGGGATCATAGGTACAACTCAAAACAAATTCCAGTAACCAAACAGCGGGGGCCGAAGCCCCCAGACAAGGTTACTTAGGTTCTACGTCCGACACCTTGGGTTCGGCCAGAGCTTGCTTCAGTAACTCAAAGAAGGCGTTCCTGCCTACTGAGAGCTGATCTACGTTAAATCTTGCTGAGTCCAGTTTGCGATCTAAATCTGCGACATGATTCAGTAGCACTTGCTGCTGGGGTGTCAGGTCTTCAAACTGGTGCTCAACGCCGTCTACTGTCACAGGGGTTTTGTTGTTGTTGCCCATGATTTTCCTTTGATTGCTGCCAAACTCAGGTGGCAGCTTCCTGTTTAAACTGTTGTTGCCCAAGGTGTACCAGTAGCCTTAACAGGGTTCTTCAGCAAAGCAATCTGAGCCGCCAAAGAAGCCTCTGTAGCTTCCTTGTCTACAGACTCCCACACCCAATTAAGGACTGTGGCTTCTGTGAGGTTTGCATAGGGAATGGCAGGAGTGCCTTCAGCCCATGAGACTGTTGCGTAGGCAGAGGCAGAGTGTTCTCCGTCTACTGCTGTTGCGTTCCAATGCACTACAGAGACAAACCCTGTAGCTACGTCACGTTCCATTGTGTTGATCGACCAGTTAAATGTTGTCATGTTAGTTTCCTTTTAAAGATTAGCGGCATCCAAACGTGCCTTGAGTGATTCAATGATTGCTTGTTGTTCTTGGCGTTTGTTTCTTTTGTAATGAAATACATTTAAAACACTATATGCGTGTTTTGTATTTTCAGAACGAGTCATCCATTCCAAGTTTTCAACATGATTATTGTGTTTGTTTCCATCTTTATGATTGACCTGTGGCTTGTTTGATTCATTGGGAATAAATGCCCTAGCCACAAGCCTATGCACAGAATGGTTGCTTTTTACAGAATCCACAGAAAAAGAAACAGTCAAATAGCCGTTTTTACTTTTCCCAAGTTTTAGCACTTTTGATGGATTGCGTTTTAAACCACCTTCCTCATGCAAAACCATGCGCTCAATAGAACGCACATTACCAAAATTGCTCACTTCGTAATGGGTTTCGTAACCAGCGCAGGGATG